CCGTTTGTTAGAGGGTGTACAGCTGAACATAGTTCAACTCCGTCACCGCCTGTGAAACTTGAGTTAAAAGCATTGTTAAGCACGTTTGCAGCTTTCACTTGTTTAGTGTTAGCCATTGAACGAGCCAATGCTCTTGTGTAACGACCTGCTAATCTGTCGTATAAATTATCCTCAATTGCTTCTTCTGTAATAGCAAAAGCCATTGCGATAGTTTCGTGTGTATATCTTGCTGTATAACCTTCGTTCGCAGTATCAAATGATACACCCTCGCCCTCAGATTTTACAGGAGCCGAACCGAAACCGGATAGGATTACTTCTTCTTCAAAAGCTCTATCAGAACTTTCTGAGTCAAAGATCTCACTATGCTCGTTTTCATATCGGTTGTATTCTAGTCCAAAAAGAGCGTTCAAGCCAGGCTCTAACTCTTTGACTAGTTGGGATCTTGAAATAGCCATAATTAACCTCCTAAGCTAGACCGGCACCTTTTTGGCCGAATATGTGGTTTTGAATTACTACGAGTACATTGGTTGCATCACTACCGACATCACTATTGTTAGGGTCTCTTGAAATATCGATCGCCTTTAGTGGTAAGCCAGCGGTTGTTGCACCAGTAGTTACATCTAATTCAGCACCGGATAAACCAGTTGTTGTGCTTCCAGCTGATGTATACACGATATCAAAGTTACCGAGTAGGTCAGCTATAGGGAAAGCAGCATCTGCTTGAATTTCGAAAATAACCATTGGGTCATCAATGATAAACGCTTCAATATCTGAAGCATTTGTACTTGCAGGATAAAAATTGGAAAAAGTTTCTTTTCCAGTGGATGGGTCTGTGTAGCGACATCCGTTAAAAACACCTACGATTGGAACTGTACCACCATCGGCATGTACTTCAACACCCCCTCCAGTGACTTGCATTACCATGTCACCTTGAAAGATTGCTGTTCCATAATTCGCAGCTATTCTATAACGAGTTTGTCCACCAGTGAAGGGTGTTCCACCTACTCTGCCTACCGGACGCATCCCAAATGCAGCATCTTGGTTTGCCATAATTAAACTCCGTTAAATAGTTAAACAAATGTGGTTACAAAAGCTAAAAAATTAAGACTTTCTGTTACCACCAAAAGTTACACGAGACTGTCTGTCAATATTAACAGGCATCTCTGGTCGTTGTTCCTTTAGAATGTCGTTATCAACTGCTTTAACTTGGTCAGCAGTAATTCCTTGAAAATACTGCTTGCGTTGTTCGACAATTTCTTCTGGTATCCTTGCCAACACAAGGCCTCCAACCCCGATTAACCCCTGATGTTTGCCTTCATGGATTACTGGATAGTCATGGTCACCGATTTCATTCTCAACTTCTTCAGCTCGAACAAATTCCCAACCTTCTCTGAGTTTTTTAGAAACATTACCTGAATCCATAAAACCCACACTTTCTACCCTAATCCACCTATGACAATAACCTTGCGGTGCAGGTGGTGCATCTAGACTTGATGGTGGCGCCCAAGGTTTTTTACGAATATCTTTTTTCTCTTGGCTCGCGCGTGAGGTTTTCTTTACTGTACTTTTAGTCATAATCTACTCCTTCACGAATTTCGCGTATTCTTCTAGTGGCACCCCTAATTTTTTAGCTATCGCTACTTGTGAACGGGTGAGTTTCACGGTTCTGCGTCCTTGCTGTTTACGCCCCGCCGAGGCAACAGTTTGAACGGGTTTTTTATCTTCGACAAATTTATGAGGAAAATAATCTCTCATCGACTTATCTATTTTATCATAATATTCATCAGAGGTTGGGTCAACACCCTGTTGAACAAGTTCTTTATGTTTTTCAACAGCAGCACCAGTCATAACAGTATCATTATTAAACCAAGTGTTCCTACTAATCCAATCTTCTGCTTTTGGATCTACTGCTGGAGCTTGAGGAACAGTTTCTTCTGCTTCAGACTCTTTTACTTCTTGCTCTTTTTGAGCGATCTTAACCCTAGCTTTTTCTTTTTCAACTGCTAGTCTTGTCAGCTCATCATTAGCTTCAACCATTTTATCAACATCGCCATCAGCTGTTGCAGTCGCTAGTTTAGCTTTTACTTGCTCTCTTTGAGAGTCAACTCTTGCATCAAATTCTTTAAGGTGATTATCCTCTATCGAATTTAAATTAGATTTAGCTGTATTATATTTGTCTTGTAAGCCCTTAGCATAATCAAGAGCAGCTTTTTCTCTTCTTTCTGCTTCTCTCATTTTACGAGTTAGCTTATCAATTCTTTTTTGCGTTTTTTCTGATACATCCTGTAAATTATCTTCACTTTTCGGCTCTTCGATAATTTCGGCTTTATCATTATTAACTGGATCGGTATAGCCTAAATCAACCTCAGGGGTTGCGGTAGACTCTTCAGTTGCAGAAGGCTGCTCTACATCAACAGAGCTTTCTTCAACACCATCAGTATCTAATTCAACGTCTTGTACTTGTACTTCTGACATATTTTACTCCTAAAATAGTGCGAGGATGTCCTCGGGTTTTTCAATCGTACCTATAATTTCATCATCATTAATGATTCTATGTTCGCCAAATTTAGTTTTAAATCTAGCGCCTGCATAACGACCAATGACTACAAACTGACCTTCTTTGCACCATGGTGTTAAAAATTTTTCTGTGTCTTTGTAACACATGTTACCCATTTTAACGACATAACCAACGACTGAAGTCATTTCAGATGTTTCTAAAGTTTGCTCTGATAAAGCAATACCACCTTTAGTTGTTTCAGACATTTTCCACATTTTAAGTAACATACGATACCCAACTGGATCAGGTAATTGATTTATATGCTCTAAATATTCTTGTGTTGGTTTAGGGGCTTCTTTTTTTGAGGATGAATCGACTTCATCCTTAATATAATCTGGTTTTATAATACTTGACTTACTTGTCATGCTTTCTCCTCATTTTTTTGCAGGTCTTTTAAATCCTGAAGCAGTGCTTCATATGCACCGATCTTGCCTTTAGCATAATGTAATTGTTCTAGGTTGTCTACACCATACACAATATGATCTTTTGTTTCATCAACTCTTTTTCTAATAAAGTGAATTACACTTTGAATAGTATCTGGATCGTGCATTTATTTTTTCTTCTCCGGTGCGTACAAATTATTAAATGTGTATTCCCAATCCATGTAACTATCGTGTGCTTCTGCTTTATGTGTCCATTGTGATGGAATAAAATCTGGTGGACCATTACCAGTTACCCACATAGCTGGTGAAGTTACTCGTACACGATTATTTGGTAATGCGACAAAACACCCTTTCCACGGACCTTCAGTCAATGCTAGAACATGTGATTGTTTATGTTGAGCTGGGTCATCAGCTATTTCACTGCTGGTGTAGTCCACGGTAAAATAATACTTAGCTGTATAAAAGTCACCCTCAATACGAGCCAACCAAGGACTTGAACTAGTTCTATCAAAAATAATAATTGAATGATCTCTAGAAGATACATCCCAAGGTTGAGCAATATGAGTTGGCATAGGTGGTGGCATTTCATCTAATGGTTCATCTTCGACTAAAGCGGTGATTGGCATACGAGCCCACATAGCACCACCATGAGGATTCTCTAAACGATTCTCTTCATCTTCACAGCCAGTAAAGATAACTTGAAAACTTAAACAACGATCTGGAATACAATTGACTGCAATAACATAACAGTGAAGAAATTCACCGTGATATGCACGATGATTGTGTGTGAACTCTTTTCTAACCCATGCCTTTAAAACTAAAGGTATGTTTGATATTAAGTGTGACAAATTTTTTAAGCCTTGGTAATTTTATAACCCTTTTTTCTTGCTTGCGCTCGTAACTGAGCGAGTGTCATAGTTTTTACACCGCCTTTACCGGTGCCTTTAGAATAACCTTTGGCCATCTTACCGCCCATGGCTTTCATCATTTTAGGTCCGCCTTTACTGTAACCTTTGGCCATCTTACCGCCTCTAGCTTTCATCATTTTAGCACCACCTTTACTGTAACCTTTACTTTTCATCTTCATAAGTACCTCTACTTAGTAAATTTACCAATTGATTTTAACCCAAAGCTGGCACCAATGGAAGCCATAATTGACCACTGTAACCATTCTGGGAATGTAGCTAAAAACTCTATACCTCTTGCAACAAATGGTTGAAAGTAAGGTATGAAGCTAAAAATTATGATGGCAATAAAACAAATTGTCCAGGCTTCATCTTTCCAAGAATCATCACTTGCCTTTGCCATAGCGGTTTCCCACTCTACTTTACCTTCTGCAACCTTTTTCTGCACAGCTGTTTTAGCGTCTATCTCTGCAATTTTTAAATCAGAGTTAGCTTTAGCTTTTTTTGCACTATGTTCAAAATAGCCCCCTACAGCCTTAGATAATCCAGATACGATTAAACTTACCATTATTTAACTCCTATAAATTTTTTACCTTTTACTTGAATATCTTTAATACCTTGAATGTCGGATTTTGCACCATTTTCACGATGCGGACAACCACCTTTTTTTAAACCTTGTGGCACCGGTCCTTTTTCAGGTGGTTTAGTTTTTGTAAGTTTTTTTGCGCCTTCT